TAAGTGATACTGGTTGTCTGGAGATTCAGGGGGCCAGTCTAATTAGCGCCAGCTTGAGCAATAGCATCAGCGATAGTTTCATCTAATCGGTCTTGTAAACCAATCAGGTCTTCCAGTGCTTCTTTGTCCTGATCTTCCCAGCTAATGCTAGACTTCATAGACAAGAAATAAGGTTCAGACCAGACAGCATCATCCATACCGAAAATATCGTAGTGAGCACCACGGATATAATAATCACCATCAGCCAAATCAAAGGAAGTATGGCTAACGCTATTCGTGCTTACCGCCCTTGCATCGGAGAAAGTGTTATCGGTTGCATACTGGATTATTGACCCTGCATAATCATGTTCTACGTCATCTGCCCAGCTAACAAACACACTATTAAAGCCACCACGCGCACTAAAACCTTCCATTGGCTTATGTTGTGGGTTAATAGCCACTAAACGCGCTGGGGCGCTCTCTGAGTTGTTATATCCCTTAACGGATACTTCTACCGTCAGTTGACGCGAAAGGCCGTTAAACTGGTTCATATCAAGCGTATAAGTCCATGATTCAGGATCGCGGGTACGGTACTGAATAGACTTGCCAGCCTTGTTAGTTACTTTGATAAGATATGCTTCAAACAGATCACTAAACTTGCTAGTTTCACCGTTGATTTCAACATCTAGACCTTGCTGGTTATCCCATTCGATAATCAGATCATTGCCTTCGAAAGTACCAGGCGTGCTACCCTGATTTTTGATTCGAATAACCGGAGTCGGTAATTCATAGGTAACAGTAGGATTCTGGTTAATCAGTTCTACCCAATCAGATCTCGCGATGATACCAAAAGCACAAACTCGGTAATCGTAAGAACGATCTTTTGCCAGTGCATTGACACTGAAAATTTGCTGTGAAGTCTGTCCCAGCTTAATCCAGTTAGGTGATCCGCTTACACGGTAATCAATCTGGAAACCATAACGGTTAAAATCTTCAGGTGCATCCCATGTCAAAGTAACGTTTTTACCATAGATTGTTTCACCAGTTGCCTTAATTCTGAAATTAGTAGGCTTCTGTACTGTCATTGAATCCGGTAAACCGCTTGGTCGGTTATCTGGGTTAGCCGCATAGTTCAGGTCAGTATAAACCTGAGAATTATATTCTGTGGCGGTGATAGTCATCATCCCAGCAATACCAGAATCAATAGAGCGATCAATTGCAGTAATACGCCAAAGTGAATTATTCAGTTTCAATTCATCATAGGTTACGCTGATAACGTCCCAAACTTCGGCAGTGAATGCGTCAGTAGTCATGAAGCTGATAACCTGAGTGATACGAGATTTATTTCGTTCTACACTCGCGAGTTTATCAATCTGGGCTTTAGACTTAACAAAACGATATTCGATATCCTTAGCAATAATTCGACCATCTTGACGAATAGTAGCATCGTTTTCAGCATCAGCCGGATAACGTAGCATTTGCTCGGAATAGTCAATTGATGGTTCCTGATACATCGCGTTAATGGTATTGAAATAACCGTTAGTGCCACCTGTTTTCAGTGATACCTTACCCATCATGATATTGTCTTCATTGAAGGTATGCTTAACAATATCAGGAGCATCCAGTTTCAGAGTAATTCTTCCGAAGGATTCGAACATCACCCCGCCGAAAGTCTGCATAAGGCTAGTTAAGTTCTCTTTAAAGCTGGCGTTCGGATCACATGCACCGTTTGAATGTAAATCCATCTGGCGTACTTGCTTGCGTACTTTCAGGAATGAATCAACGTTGATGTTTTCAATTGGTACACTAAGACCATATTTTTCATTTGTTAGGTAGTGGAAAATCTGGTCCACGCCGTTGGTGCTGGCTTCAATAGCATTGGTTTCAAGGTTACGAATCTTTAAGCCCATAACATCGACTGCTACCTGGCTATTTGGCTGGAGAATATCAACACCAGCAGCAAGAGATTTGTCATCACGACGTAACACAATACACATGGTTGCAATACCATTGCCTTTGTAGTTGTCGTTCCAGTCTGAGCCTAAATGACGTTTTGCCAGTGACAAAGCGGTGTTAGGATTCTTACCCGTGCGGAACTCAACTTCTAAAACTTTTCGGTATTCTTCTTTAATGTTGCCTTTGTCCAGTACACCATCACGGATCGTCATGTTCTTACCAACAAGAACATTTTTATTATCGATAAACAGTGCTTTGTAATGGTCGATTTCACCCTCTGCAATTGCGAAGATTTGCACTAACTTATTGTTTTCTTGCTTGGAAATTGCTTTGTAAACGCAGATTGCACCCGTGCGGGTAGTACCGAAAAGAACGGGTAATACTGTCTTAGGATCGTTTGATGTTCCTAGTGTCACCGCATTATCTGGGCTTTGTACTTTCGGTGTTTTTGGTGCGCCTACAGTGGAAGCGATCAAAGTCATTGCACCAGCAGCCATACCGATAGCGACTGCGGTCATAACCGAAAATGTTGCGGCTGCCGCCATCCCCGCCGAAGCACCAGCAATAACCGCGCCTACCAATACTTCAAATCCCATTATTCACCCCCGAATCTATAAACTTGTTCATAGTCAATGTCTGAAACAGGAATGGTCATCCAGATACCATCTTCTTCAACGAGGCCATAACCGGAATAATGAGGAACTACGGAATAATAATTACGGTTTCCTAATTTGTGGGCTGTGACCAGTAAGTCGCCGTCCTGTAAATCATCAGTGACTAATTTGAAATGTTTCTTAATTGGTTGAAGGATATTTGAATACCCGCTTAATTCTTTGCAGATTTTCAAACCTTCTTCTTTAGTTGAATATTTTTTATAAAGAGAATTATATAGGTCAGTACCAGCGAGAATATCGATGATCTTACATGCAATTAGATTGCAATCATTCTCACCCTGAACGAACTCCTGACCTATTAAAGAATTGATGTAATCGGTGATAAGCCTAGTTTTTAGCATGTTGAATACCTCCATGCTGTTATTTACTAGGCTTAGGGAGAAGGGATTATTTCTTCGATGAATGCCACTTGCTTTCGCTATTCCACTTCCCGGCACGGGAGAAGAATAGATCGTTCTCGTTTCCGGCATAGGATCGGTGGATACCATCGGAGGCATGACTACGAGCGTTTTTATCTAGAACTTCCCAGATACTATTAAGCTGAAATTCTGATTCGTTTTTACACTCATCATCTTCATGTTCGATGTTAATCCCGATGGAATCGACTACCCCACGGAAAACAGGGTAAGTGGTTTCAACTTTGCCCGTGTTGGGGTTAAGGAAAACCATCTCGATTTTCACATCTGATTTATCGAATTGCTTGTTTCGAATGAGAGTAATGTATTCTTCGCGAACGTTAGAAACAGTTACGTTGATCCCGTTGTTGTTGATCTCCTTCTCTTCGGTATTCGATGAGATTTGAAGAAAATCACCCGTTGCGAGATACGTAAATCCGTTATAGTCCAAATCGAAATACCCATCTGTAAGCCGTAGAACGTCCCCTGACGCTGTTATCACTTCGATAATGTGAAACATCGATCCAGTGGAGAAAAGCTGCGGTAGCGTCAATCTAGACACGTTCTGACCTGTCTGGTCGTTGTACACCTCGATGAAGTCCAGATTAGTGCATAGTTTGCTGAATGATTCCTGAATAGTTGCCATTATACATTCTCCACTAATTCGAATTTCATCTTGCCAATCTGGGCGATCTTCCAATCGATATTTTCAGTTTTGAGAACAAATTCACCCTCTACGTTCTGATACTTGATCACCTCACCCGCTAGAACGTTCTGACGCAAGTTAGGGAAGAGTTTCATTTCACCACCTGATTTCACGTCTTCGGTGATCGTGTAGATTTTCTTGTGGTTCTCAAACTGGATGATAGTTCCTGCTTTCAGTGTTCCGGTGAAGTTGGAGATTCTCACCTTACGCCCACCGCGAGCAGTACCAGCAGCAGCCGTAACCATCTGGCGTACATCACCTGTATATTTTGAAAAGTAAGACAGCGGCACACTGAAAGGACGACCAAAAAGGTGACGTGCTACAAATTCTTTTACTTCGTTAATATCCTGAGCCATGAAATTAGCGGTAAATTCTGCTTCATAAAAATGAATACCAGTAAAGCGACGCTGGAACTTACCAGAAATAGATTGCGCCTTGAAGAAAGGCTGTTTTGATTTAAGAGTAAAATCTGTGATTTTAATATTTTTGGATTTGAACATAGAAAAAGCCCCCATAGTTTTATGATTATTTATCACTATGGGGGGCTTGGTGATGCTGCCAACTTACTGATTTAGTGTATGATGGTGTTTTTGAGG